GGGCGGCATCAATCTTAGTCTCATCGTCAATAACCTTTGTTTCAATTTTGGTCGCAATAGCTGCCAATCTTGTTTTGCTCAGGTTTATGCCGGGATACTTAACTTTAAACGCCGCAATGATTTTTTCTTTCATTTAAAATTGAATTTTGATTTATGTAGACATGGCAATGCCGTTGCACCTTTTTCAGTTGCACCGTTCGCAATGTTTTTTAAAATGGGAATGCCGCTGTACAGAACTGCCAGCGGGGAACATAAAAACGAGAAGTTTTTATTTATAAGGATATTCAATTTTCATGTATGAAAGCTATTATGCTTTAAATACTTCGTAAATGTAGAATATTATTTTAATACGGAAAGTATTTTTTCAATAATAATTTTTCTTGAAATAAAATAACCGCCTGTAGAAACAAGCGGTTAGTAATTATCCAAACTTTAAAAATCAAAAAAACCTATTGAGCCGGGGCCGGCGGAGTATCCACTAAAGGCTTCTTACCCAACAAAACCAGCGCTCTTATTTCATCCTCTGTTAAACTTTCCAGCACCTTATTTGCCACCAATGGACTTAGCCCATTCAAAGCCTTCAATGTTTTCGCAATGGTGGAATTTTCGTCAGCGGACGTGCCTTGGGTGTTTATTTCGGTTATCTCCGCCTCCGCATCGCTCACCAAAGGGTTCAATTTGATAGCCGTTTCCTTGCTGATTATTCCAGCTCCCAATGCCTTAGCCAGGGTTTCCACCTGTTCCATATGATTCTCAGGCAGGAAGTATTTAAACACAGGTTTAACCGGCATGGGCAAGGCAGGTTTTAGTTTGTCGTCAATCACAGACAAAGCGGCCTTTATATAATTCACCCGGCGTTGCAGGCCCTCACCAAATATCTCCTCCTTATCGGCGGCCTTTAAATGGGCGTCCATAAACATAGTTTGCATGGCCACGGTAGAGAAATACCCCAGGCTCTTTAAATTGTCGAAAGATACGTCTGGCGTGCTGGTAAGTGAATAAATGAATTTCTGCAGGTTATCCATTTCCATCCGCATTGATTCCGGCAGGCTGTCATACGTCAGGTATTCGGCGTCTGCACCTTCTGACATCTCCAGCACCTTTCCACTTTCCCCCTTGCCTGAAAATCCTTTTACATCGCCCTTTGCCTTTACAATAGGGCTGTCATAATAATCATTCGTGTCGGCATGGTTGCTTATTTTGGTTTCCAGCCTTTCAATCAATGGCTGCACGTCCTCCCACTCTGTAAGCGGCTGCCAATAATAAATAACGGGGATTTTTTTAATTACATTCGGGATACTCTTAAAACCTTCGCTGTACACCCTGGCGGCATCAGCAAACAGCCATGAACTATTTACATTTTTTGAGTAGTAAATTTGATCAGCAGTGTAGACGTCAAAATGGTTTATTTCTTTACCCTCCTCATCCTTGATCTTATACCCACGGCCAAAGGCTACCATGTCGCCGTACTCATCGAATACAGGGTAAAGTGTATCCCCTTTGCATGCAGATAAAACTTTCATGGATAGCTTAAATTTGCCGTCTATGTTGGTCCCGTTCCAATAATCCGCATCGGCTTCCTTTGTGTACCACAATTCCGCTGCGTGCCTTTGTGCCATTACTTTTTTTGCAATGGATTTAAAGGAATAATCCAGCTTATTATCATCCCAGGTTTTATTTATCCCGGCAAATAGATTTTCCTGCGCATCACCCTCCGGAGTGCACTGCAGTTTTGGGGTGCCAAGGAAAGCCGCTGATACCAATACAATTTTTTTCTGAATGGCCAAGGGCAGACGGGCAACGGGGACAGTGCCGGTAATCTGCCCATCATCGTCTTTAAGTACCTTATCTGGTCTGGTTGTCTTGCTTGCAATTTTGTGATCTTTGGGGTTATACTCACTGAAACTTTCTGCCATCGTTTTAACTATGCAGTGGGCTTCAAGTAATGACTGGCAGCGGTTCATATCGCCGCCCTGCATTAATGTTAAAAGGTCTTGTAAGTTCATGGTATTGAATTTTTTATCTGAAATAAGCTGACTTACCAGCAAGAGATTGTTTTGTTGAATTTTTATATTTCGAAAACTCTTCCTTCAATAACTCAGTAATAAAGTATCTCTTTGCATCTGAGAAGTGACCATATCGCTCAAATACAACACCGGTAGTCGCATCCTTCACTTTATCTTTTTTCATCTTCCCGTCCTTATCCTCCTTCACTGAATAATAATCCTCTATTGAGAGGGTGCAGGTATCGCTTATTGAAATGGAATAGCCGTTAAACCCTTGCTCATATATTTCATTTATAAACGCTGCACTTAAAGCTACTTCCGGCGCTGATTTACCTACCCTTGACGTGACTTTAAAACCGGCTTTCCTTAACTCGTCTATGTATTTGATAAAAAATGATGCGTTATTTTCATCAACTGTACTTTTTGCGGATGCGGACGGATCTCCGTAAACAAAAACTACGTCCTTGTAATTTATCTTTCTCAGCCAATTTATAAGGAGATGGGCGGCTTTTACCGCATTGTTATAAGGATCAACAGCGGCGATCTCGTGAACCTGGTTAATTTGGGTGCCTAATACCTGCCAAACTGAACAGGTCACGTATGGATTGACGTTATTATCCAGTGAAACATGAATAGTGGAAGATGCTACAGTTATACTCCTTACGTGCCTGGTTACATTAAATTGCTTCCAAAACTCCCCGCCGGCCTGTATTGGTTGGGGATTTTGCTGATATAGCGCTTCATAGGTTCTAATTGATTGCTGCCTTACAATATTCAATTTTTCAAGACTGTGCTTTGAAGGCCAAAGAGCCTCCCCGATATTTCGATGATCCTCTTTACTCGATTCATCCACCTTAACAGCGGGCAAAGAAAGCACCACCCATTTTTCGCCGCCTGATTCCATCTGCTTTAGCAGCTTTCCACTAAGATCGTTTACATCCCACCTGGTTTGAGTGATAAGTATTGATGTGTCGTTGTGGATTCTAGAATAAAGCACATCGGTGTACCAGTTCCAGTTTCTGAACTGCGAAGTGGAGGACATGGCCTCTAAACTATCCTTTACAGGATCATCAATGATTGCAAAATCTGCAGGCGTTCCGGTAAGGCTCCCACCAACGCCCACCGCCTTTAAAAAACCTCCTTCACCAACCGTTTCAAATATTTCACTGTTTCTCAGCCATGACCCGGAGACACTCACCACATTGCTTTTATTCAATTTGGTGCAGGGAAACACTTCCTTGTATTCTTTGCCGTCAATTATCCTTTGGCAATCCCTGTTGAATGATGAAGAGAGGTAGGATGAGTATGATGCCAAGACTATTTTTGCTTTTGGATTTTTTCCCAATAAATACGCGGGTAAATTTCTGCTTACCAATTCGCTTTTACCATGTTGGGGGGGCATGAACACCATTAGCCTTTTTATTTCTCCTTTTGAAAATTTGTCCAAATACTCGCATAACAACTTGTGATGCCAGTTAGCCTCATAGGTCGGCTTCACATACTCCACAAAGTCCAATAAATTACGCCTGGCCAGCTCCGCCCTTGCGTTGCAGTTCAGCAAGTGTTCGTAATTCATTGTCGGATAATTTTGATAAATCAAAATGCTTTATATCGTTCCCGTCCTTGTCTGTTTGGGCAACCTTTGATGGTGCATAATCCCCCTCCATCTTGTTTAACTCGGCAATGGCATTGCGCCTGTCCGTTGCATCCGGTTCAGCCGGGTACTCCATTATCTTGCCGCCAATAACAAAGGGTCTTTTGATCTTCAATGTGCCGTTGGCTATTTTTGTCAGCACCTCCTTTCGCTCATCTGCGGTCATTATAGCCTTTTTGCGGGCCTCTATTGCTGCCTCCTCATCTACCTTCGCCAGCTTTTCTTTAATCCTTGCCTGCCTTTCTGCGTGCTGAATATTGGCAACTTTCCAGTACCTGTCAAACGTTCTTTGCGATAATTGCCACTTTTTGCCAATGGTTGCCAATAGCTTGCCACGGTCATTACCCTGCTCAATCCCTTTTATGATTGCATCTATTATGGTTTGCTTTGATGGTTTAGGCATTATTTAATTTATTGTTAAACCATTGTAAATAAATTTGATATGCTATTTGTGCTGTCATTACGGGAGGAACCGACATGCCAATTAAATACTGCGGTTTCAAATCATCAAAGTAATAATCAATTGGATAAGTACCACATTGGCAGTATTCTTTTGAATTAAACCACCTTGGATAGTCTTTGCACAAAAATTTACCCCCACTGGTTATTGTTGGACAAACATCTTTACTGCTAATCAAATTGTCTGTAAACCCATTTGCTTCACCCCTTACATCTGCAAGTGTTTTATCATTAGGCTTTTGTCGGGTCCATAAATCGAACTGCACACCGGTTAAGTCTTTTTTTGTTTCCTGTCTATCCAATACTTCAGAAAACAATATTTGCGGTTCATTAAAAGCCAATTTTAAAATTGGCAAATTTAAATCATTCCTTTGGCAGATAAAAAACACCCTTTCCCTTTTTTGTGGCACTCCCATACTAGCAGCATTCAAAAGGAATAGCTGCACTTTATATCCTGCTTCTTCAAATCCAGCTTTGATTTTCCTTACATAACTTTTAGCATTGCCTTGTATCAATCCTTTTACATTTTCGGCAATTACAACTTTTGGCTGCAACTTTTTTGCCAGTGCTATATAATCAAAAAACAAATCGTCTAAGGTTTGGAGTGCTTGCCCTTCCCTGAATACCTTTTCTTTACCCCAATCCTTTTCTCGATTGCCTGCCATGCTGAATGATGAGCAAGGCGGTGAGCCATCCAGTAAATCCAATTGATACAATTCTTTTGGCAAATCGTTTCTTTTTACAAACTCCCTTATATCTTCAACATACAAATATTTGGGGTTGTGGTTTGCTTTGTAAACAGCCGCCACTTTAGGGTCTATTTCAACACCTCCCAAATGATTAAACCCTGCTAATTTATAGCCCATAGTAGAACCGCCGCCGCAAATAAAGGTGCCAAAAACATTTAGGTTGTTTGGCTCAACACCCTTTGCGGGATAGCCATCTGTTAAATGCCACTTGTATGGAAATTTGTGTTTACCCATTGCCTAATAGTTTCCATACGGCTTGTTCAGGTGTTGCTGCAATTTTTTGAAGCTGACCTTTTACAATATGATAATCTTCCTCAGTAAACTTTAGCTTAATAATCATTTCGTTATCCATGCCGTCAATGTTAATTTCTTTGTTTTTACCTGAATAATCTGTTTTGTTATTACCAATTCCCCACTCCTCACAAACGGCCTCCTCAAGTTCCGCCTCGATCAATTCCGCATCAAAAACTATATTTGCCTTTGCGCTGGCGTTGTCGGCTAAAGCCATTTCCCGCCCTTCCGGACTATCTAGGTCAATATCTGTACGCTTTACTGCTATGATCCTTTTCCCGTCGCTTTCCACTATCTGAACGTCCTCCATGCCTATTGCGGAGGCGTTTTCCACCGACTTATTCCCGGCAATAATGCGGTTGTTTTTATCCAGCAGGATCGACCGGCCTGCGCCGAATTTCTGAAATGACTTTTCAATTAATGAGTTCCCAAACTGGGTGCCGGTGTTAAAATTTTTATCATCCGGTATGAGGTCAGATATTTTTACTTTATCTTTTTTCATGCGGGATTACTGTTTACAAAATCCAGTACGTTTTGATACGCCCTTTCCATTGCCCCGTATTGATCGGCGGCTTCATGGCTGTCCAGTTCCTGTATAGACTCCCGAGCATTACTTTGGCAGGCTGAAATATTGCTTTCCAGGTATTCAATGAGTTTTTCTTTCAAAGGATATTTTATTGATACAATACCAAAGTTATTATTTTAATATAAATTATGGGATTTTATTTTACACCTCCCTCACCTCAATCCCGTGTAACTCTTTCATTAGCTTTGCCTTTTTGCGGTACTCCCTGGTTCTGTACCCTTTCGCATCCTCTACTATCTCCCGGCCTGTGGCCACGTCTGTATAAACGAAATCCGCAATGTAGGTGTAAGAAAAACTGCCTTCCTGGTTCAGCTGGTATTTAACCTGCAGCCGTAAATCTTTGATCAGGCCAAGTGTTTTATCCCGCCGTAAAATCAAATACCGGCCTGCTTCTTTCTTGCTGGGGAATTTATGTCCATCAATTTCGATGGCATGGCAGTTGTACTTGTGCTTTTTTTTGGGAGAATCTATCACAAGCGGGTTCAGGTGGGCTACTTTGCTGCGCTTTAAATCTTCAAGGGTGAATTTCATTGTTTACCAAAATGTTTAAACATTGGTAAATTTACGTATTAATTTCAGTCCCGTCCAGTCCGCTTATGAACCGGTGAAATTATTTTATAAAATAATTCAAAATAAATTTGGTAGTTCAAAAATGTATTGTAAATTTGCAATACAACAACGAAACAATGGAAATAAAATTAACAGAAACAGCTATCAAGGCCATTAGGCAAAATGGGGTATTGTACGGAGAGGTTGCTGATGAATTAGAAGTAAAACCCGCATCTTTAGCAAGGGTTTTAAATAACAATGACAAAAGGCTTACGCAGGCCGGAATTGTTAAAATTATAAAGAAGCACAATCCTGGTTTAAAAGATAGACAAATTTTATCTAACAGCGCCTTATGACATTAAGAGAAGTTTTCATTTATACATTGGCAAACCCTATCACAAAAGAAATATTTTATGTAGGGATAACTAAATCGCTGCGTAAAAGATTTCTTGCACACAAGTATAGGCTGGGATTTACTCCTATTATGGAGGAATTGGAAACGGTTAAGGTTTGTGTAACAAATACCAAATTAGACGCAGAGTATTTTTGGATTCGCCAGTTATCCGCATGGGGTTTTAAATTAGAAAATAAAAATGGGTTATAATCTATTAAAAATATACATCCAATGACAGACCATAGTTATCCCTTTTCCGTACCCTATTGAAACTGAATAAAAATTAAAACCATGTTCATCATCCCATCATACAGCCACTTTTTAGAATGCAGGATATACCACTATCAGTGCAGGCTACACGAAGCAAAGACAGTGCAGGAGTTCAATTTTTTAAGTGAGCAGTTGTACGGGTTAAAGATGGAATTACAGGCAATTTTAAATTAACGATATGAAAGAAACAACATTTTCCGGTTCATACTGGTTCAACATAATCTTTAAAAAGTAACGATATGCAAGGTTTAATTATTCTGTCCATTTTGATCCTGATTGAGGCCGCAGCCATTTTGTACATCGCAATTGACATTAATAAAAAATGAAACTCCTTGCCTACATACTATACTGGTACTGGATAGCCTTGAAAGGGAGGATAAAACCATGAAAAAGAAATTACCAATCACTAAAGCAGCACTCCTTGACCTGGTTAAGAAAGGGCTGTTTGACAGGAAGAAAAAATAAGCTACCCCTGACAAGTGAGTGAGACCCTAAGTAAAGGTAAAACACGACAATAGTATTCACGCCCGATTGCAAGGGATAAGGGGTAGTTTTTAAAAAGTTCTTAAAGTAATTGTGTTGCAAACCCTCACGGGTGCGAAGATGGGGGAAATAAAAAACGCACCATCCGGCCTTGGATAAGGTGGCAGCAATGTCGAATCTTTCGCAACACAACTCTTTTCATAATGGCAGCAATCGTTACCCCGGTTTCTTTTTAGTCACTGGGTTTTTAAAAAATCATTTTATGCGAAAACCTTTAATAAGTGTTAGGTATGCAACAGATAATTTTAATTGGCTAAATCGGCTTAATCACAGATACGAAATAGGCAAATTAAATACACGGGTAAACAATTTATCACTCTATTCTAACATTCATTATAATTCAGGATCATGGCGAGATTGGAAACCTGTATATCAATATCCATGTTATCCACCAGCTTTGGAAAAGCTTAAAATTAGATTTTGTAATTGTAATCCTATGAGAGATAAAATTAAACCAAAGCGCTGCAAAGCCATTATTTACAGTATTAAAAAGTTTGATAACCAATAATTATGGACACATCAATTTTAAACGGCAACGGCAAAAGGTACGAACACTGTTTACCCATTTGGGATGCCTCTATTATCGGGGATTATAACGGGGAAGGTTTGGATAGTGTGGAGAGTTTAGACCATGACCCTGGCTTTGGTTGTGTGCCAACCTTAGTCCAAAGGAATATACCCGACCCGCCGCCCGTTCCTGACTACAGGACAGCGGAGCAAAGGAAACATGACGATGATAACATGAGGTATTATTTCGAGACACAACAGGAAAGCGAAGCGGCACAGGATAGCTATCTTAAAAAATTCGGTATATGAAATTCACTTACACATCAGTTCCGGGCGAACTAAAAGGAAACTCCATAGTAGAAATTGATATTGAATACGAGATAACAGATAGGGGAGAACTGGTTACAACTATTGCCCGTACACCTATAATCTTTTTATCAATGATCGCAGACGGCACCCTGTTATACATCAATATAAACATTGCAGCGCATAATCATTTTGCACAAGCAATGAAAGCAGCATAAAAATAGCCGCTGTAGAAGCAGCGGCCCGAAATGTTCACAACTAAAGCAGTAAAGGTATGAAAAATGTTTTATCAAAACTTGCAACAGCAAGAGTATTCATTAAAAGCCACCCGGTTAAAAAAGACGGGCGCAACGATTTTAGTAAGTACGATTATTTCACTCCCGAAATAGTAAGTAAGCTGGTGAATGATGCCTGTGTTGAGGCGAATATAATATGTGTATTCAATCTTAAACAGGACACAATAGGTTATTACGGCGAAGTGATCACAACCGACTTAGATAGCGGAGAGCAACTGGTTACTGAAATGCGTACTGCAAAGCCGGAAATAAAAGCTACCAATGAAACGCAGCAGATGGGCGGCATGAATACATACGCCAAACGGTATGCCTTTATGAGCCTGTTTGATATTGAAGATAACACCATTGATTTTGATAGTCAGGATAACAGCAAGCCAGCAAGTAAGGCACCTGCGGCAAGTGAGTTGCCTTGGTTGAATAAGGGAACTAAAGAGTTTGACGGCGCTGTGGAAAAATTACGGGCTGGATCTACCACCATTGAAAAAATAAGGATGGTAAGGAAAGTAAGTAAAGAGGTTGAGAAATTATTAAATGATGCCGTTAAAGCCGCATAATGAAACCAGCACTCCAAATACAAAGGGTTGAAGATTGCCAGGAATGGTTAGAAACCGTTGCCGACCAATATACAGCCATGCAGTCAATAGCGTGGTACATAGATCAAATTGGGGTGTTGGTTAAATCCTTTGCCTTCATTAACACACAGGTAGCCGTTAGTAAAGAGATATTGTTAAGGAATAAGAAAGAGGCGTACAATGTAATGATGTTGTCCGCAAAGACAAACAACTTAATCATGTCCCCGTCACTGGCAAAGGATTACATCGCCGCTGCTATTTCTGAACACCAGTACAATTTTGATATGTGTGACCGGTGCAGGTCAACGCTTGACTTAACTATCGAGGCGTTGCGGAGTTGTTTATCTGCATTGAAAGCGGAGTATTCAGTAACAAGGCAAACAGTTTAACCATGTACGTCAATAAAAAAATAGAACTCCATACAAAGTGCCTTGCCGTCCTCTGTATAATAGGCAGGATAAATGACAAGATTACTGCAGATGAAATAACGCTGGGCAATTGGGACCGGGCAAGGTGGGATGATGTTGTAAAGTTAACCTGGCGGCGTGAGGAAATTGAAAGCAGGATTGAAACGGGGTACGCCACACGGGAAAGGCTGGTTAATTACTACGAAAAAACAGCAGGAAAATTACATGAAACAGCAGTACAAGAATAATCTATTCATCAACCGGCTAAGAAATAAACCTGACAGGGGGTATATAAACCGCTGGAATAAATTCAATTAAAACGCCATGAGCAATTATAACCGGTTTGCAATAAAGATGGGCCTTGTGGTTACACCGCCGAAAGAAAAAAAGCCCATCGCAAAGGCTAAAGCCCCGATCAAAAAGGAAGCCCCAAAACGGGCAAAGCTGAACCGGCAGTACAGGAAGGAAGTAAAGAAAGCAGCGGAAGAAAGTAACCTGTGTGAAGTGAACAGCCCTGAATGCACAGGTATAATGGAAGGCATGAACCATATCCAAAAAAGGTCTGCAAAAAACCTGCTGGTAAAAAAGAATTTAACCAGGTCCTGCAATGCCTGCAACGGGTATATCGAACGGAATCCAAAGTGGGCAAAAGACAACGGGCATTTTATCAGCAAGTTTAAAGATTTGGAAAATACAATCATCGCCTCCCCTAAAGAGGATGGGGTGATATTAATTGAGAAAGCATGATCCTACAAAAGAAAATATCCCTCACAGAAGAACAGCAGGAAAAGGTGAGGGAGTTATACGGGACAATAATTAACAGGGAGATAGCCAAACAGATCGGGGT